GCTGCAAGATTAGTTACTGCCCAATGATTATCATTACCTGAAGTATCTGCACCTATACCACTAGAGTTTTGACTTGTACCTGTTTCTTTAAACTCTAAATAAAAACCATTAGTCCCATAACTACCTGTGTAGGCTTTTGGTATCCATACTCCATTATCATCAGTTTCACCAAAGTCTGTAGGTGCTTTTGCAGAGCCATCTACTAAATGATATTCAGCCATATATCCATCAAAGTATGAAGCATCTTGGTCAGGGTAACGACTTATTTTTTGTGGATTAGAATTATTAATTCTTGTTTCAAAATTTTCGCTTGGATAATTTGCAGTATCAAATGCTGTTATTTGTGAACCATTTAAATAAAATTTTACTCTATTTGACGCTGTACTTTGAGTAGTATCTACAGCAGCAACAAAATGATACCAAGCCGAAGGGTCTCTTAAAAGCTGTGTAGTTATTATACTTTGATTTTCACTTCCCTCATAACCATACATAATTAGTTTGTCTCCTGCATTAAGAGCAATGTAATCAAAATTACCATTATCACCTGAATCTGCATCATCAGCAGCTAATAGTATTCTTTCTCCTGTTGTACCTGCTTGAAGTTTAAACCAAACAGAAAGTGTAAATGTTCTTCTATTACCTGCACTACTCGGAGTGAATGATAATCTAGGACTGTCGTCATTGTTAAACCTAAGAGAATTATCTATTTCATATCCACCACTAACTGAATTAGCACCTAAGATACCAACCATTATACTACCTCGTCAGGAAACTCACCTAGAGGTCTTGTTGTTGTGCCATCTTCTTGTCTTACATAAGTTAGTAAAGTAATAAGAGCCTCAACATTTGCACAGCCATCTATAGCTGTTTCCATAGCATTAACTTTAGTTCTGACTGCTGCTCTATAAGTTGTGATTGCACTTGGTACTGTATAATCTGATACCTCTGTAGCTTTAACAACATACCAATCGGTTGGTGCTAATAGTCCTGCTGCTTGTGTGTTGAATTGATTTTTATATTTAGTCTTTAATCCATAAATAACAACTTGATTCCCATCACTATCTAATAATGCTTCACCATCTTCATCTACTGCATTAACATCTGCTATGGCTTTCGCTGTCGCTGTTCCATAACTACCTGTAACTTTACCACTACCAAAGGCATAAGTGATATCTGTATTAATATAGAATGTTTCATCTTTTCTATTTGTTTCATCTATCTCTACAGTATAGATACCAATGGCATTTCTTTCTGCTTCTGTCCATAATGTGTAAATAGACTTTGGATATTTATTATCCCCTATTTGTATTCCTTTGTTTCCTTTTGGAAAACTTGTTATCGTTCCGTCTATTACTTGTGCAAACATATTACTCCTATGATAAAGTTAAATTTAAATTTCTACCAACTTCTAACCATTTAGAACCATTGTATCTAAATACAAATAAATCACCTTTGTTAGCTGTTGTTGTTAATGTGGGTGCTGTATCTGCTGTAAATTCATAGACTGCGTTCCATGTAATTGTTCTTGAACCTGTACCATCTTGTATTAATAGTAAAGATACAAACTGTCCTGCTGCAGGTGTAGTACCACTTGGTGCAGATATAGTTCTATTACCTGCCATTGTTAATTTAGCTACAGGAGATGCAATAACATCCCAAGCAACAGTTGCTCCATCAGTTAATGTATCTTCTGTATAAAGTGCTGCTCCAGATATTTTTGTTAATCCATTAGCATCTGCTGTATAGACTTTAGAAGCTGCTGTTGTTCCTAATGTAGCTAAGTCTGAATAATTTAATTCTGCTGCTGTTGATGTAACATTTGTACCACCTATATCTAGGGTTGTCATTTGAACTTCACCTGCTACTGTCACTAAACCATCTGCTACAGTTATTAAATCAGTATCATCAGTATGTCCTATAGTTGTTCCATTAATTAAAACATTATCAATGTCTAATGAACCACCACTAATTAATCCTGTTGTTGTTATCGTTGATGACCCTGTATCTATAGTGCCAAATCCTGAAGTTATAGAACCAGAGTTTAATGCTCCTGTTGTTACAATATTTGAACCACCTACATTATGTCCTGCAAAATAAGTAGAAACAGTATCGACATTGGTCATACGCATTGTACCTGCGTCATTAATTAATATACCATCTCCACTTGCTACTGCTGTAGTGCCTCTTGAAGTATCACCATCAATTAAATTTATTTCTGTAGCTGTTGATGTTACTGCTACATCTTCATTTATTTTTGGTGAAGTTAAAGTTTTGTTTGTTAAAGTATCGGTTGTAGCTTTACCTACTAATGTATCAGTAGCTGCCGGCAGTGTTAAAGTAACATTACCAGAAAAAGCTGAGTGAGCAGGAGCTTGAATTTGTGCATAGTGTGCGTTTGATGATTCACAGTAAAATCTGACTACAGACTGTGCTCCAGCGTTTTTAACATCAAGAACACCACCATTAACTGTTAGATCATCTCCAACACTTATATCACCAGTGACTGTTAAAGAATCTACAAAAGCATCTTTCCATCTAACACCTGTAGATCCTAGGTCTACATCACTATCTGATTGTGGACCAAATATATTGTCACCTAGATAAACTTGCTCTACGTTTGCTGCATAAAAATGTATTTCATCGGCAGTTTCAAAATCTATTTTTGTTTGATCATCTTCACCTATTTTAATATCTGTAGCTAGTAAAGATGTGATTGTAGTTTGAGCTGCACTAAGAGCTAAATCAATTGTATTATCGGCATCTTGATATGTGACTGTAATACCTGTTTCAGTATTACTACTAAACATAGCACCTGTTGTATCTGATATTACTTCAGCTAAAGTTGTACCATTAACTGTTATAGCATCCGCTTCTAATGTGCCATCAATGTCTGCATTACCAGAAATATCTAAAGTTGCTGCATCTAATTCACCAGATGCTGTAAGATTTGTAACACCTGTTACAGCACCACCAAAAGCAACATTATTACTTCCATCTTCAAATATTAATTTACTTGCAGGTAGAGTACAAAAAACATCTTTAGTGCCTGAACTAAAATTAACAGCACTATCACTGTTAGAGCTAGATATTATAGTAGTTCTTGCTAAATCAGAACTGTCTCCATCTAAAGTTCCAAGTCCTACTTCAAACTCTGCCTGGTCTTGGTGTGCTATACAATAATATACTGTATTAGAATTACCAATACCTGCAGCAAAAGTTTCAAAACCTGTTACAGCGCCACCAAGAGATACAGTTCCTGTACCTGTAGTGGTTGTTGTTTCTTTTACACGATCATTAATGACTAATGCCATTTAAATTTTTCTCCTATGCTAATCTTAGTATAGCGTTACTTGCGTCTGCAGTTGGAAACTGAATTGTAAAAGTTCCACTTGTAGATGTCTTGTCTCCACCAAAATCTAAAACAGCCACTGCTTTGTTAGAATCAGAGCTATTATAAATTAAAGCTCCCCTTGCAGTAATTGTTGCAGATGTGAATGATATATCAGCAAAATCACAAATTGCAGTAGTACCTGATGTTGTTGGAGTTACACTTGTTAGTGTTCCACCACCAGAACTATATGTTCCAGAATCAGATACTTCATTACTTGTGCTAAATGCTGTTGTTGAAGCATCTAAAGAAGCTGAACTTGTGTAGAGCGCGATTTTAAAAGTGTCACCCGAGGTTGCAGTAAAATTATGCGTACCCACAAGTAACTCTTGTTTAAAACTTGTGCAAACAGCTTGAGTTATTGACATTGTTTATCCTCCTTATGGATTTTTTGATTGCAAAGGTGTTCTTAAAGCACCGTGCATGTATTCATCTCGTCTGTGTCTTCCTTGTTGCTCAATAACAAGTTCTTGAAGAGCACGTTGATAAGATTGTTCATATAATTGTAGCATTTCTGCCGGACCTTTTAAAAATTTAAAGGCTTCTGCAAGACATCCGTATAACAAACAGCTAGGAGCATTACTTCCTAAGAAACTTGTTGTATTACTAGAAGATAGTCTTGTAGGTAATCTAGTAATTCCTAATTCTACATTATAAGCAAGATCTGGTGTAGGCGCAACATAAATTGTGTTGTGATCCCACCAAGCCCAATATCTTGGAGTGGCTGTTTCAGTTCTATCTGGCCAATATTCATTCATATAAGTTATATCTCTTTGTTCTAAAAAAGATCGAACAGTAGAACTTGGTGAAAAAATATTAACACTTCTAACAGTACCTAAAGAAGTAGGGTCTGGAGTCAGTCCACCAGGTAAAGATAAAAAAGCATTACTTGCTACTAAATTGGCGGATTGATTGGATTTAAAAACATCTAAGTCTACATCTCGAAATATTCTATTTTCTGTGTGTTCAATAAAATCATTAACAATAACATCTGTTAAAACAGTGTTATCTACTTCACAATAGTCTCTTATCTGTGTTACTAGTTCACTATACGTTGTCATGATGTGCTCACTGAAACTGTTCCCAAACCAACACCAACTATTGTTGCAACTTTACTGTCTGGTATCATTGAATCATTATATTCAAAAAACCCGGAACCTCCAACAAAAACTGTGGTAGGTTCAATTCTTGATGGTCTTGCATTTTTAAGACTTTCATTATCTACAGATTTTTTAGTTCTTTCCAATTGAGGATGTTTAGCTTCAAACTCTGACTTATGTACTAATAAACCATTCCATTCTTTTACCATTTCTTTGTAAGGAAATTCCATACCACTTCTATCAGAAATAGCTTTTGCATATTTACCTACTGCGTGACCCATTAGATATAACCTCTTTCAGGTACTGCATAAAAACTTGAACGCGGTCTATCTTCTTCAGAAGCACGTTGCCATTCTTCATCATAAATTTGTTTTAATAAAGGAGTTCTTTCAGGAGATTTTTTAACAGAAAGATAGTAAGCTAATCCTGAAACAAGGCATGGTAAAAACCTAGTAGGAACTTCTAATTCGTTAGTATAACTTCCTGCATCTTGCATTTTAGTCAAAGCATAATATTTAAAACTGTGAGCTCCATCTGGAGTAGGGTATAAATATAAAACTGGAGCAGAAGAATTTCTTTCTACAAAAAATTGTACAGGAGTTCCTTCTGTAGATTTATTAGATATATTTAAATATTCTGCTCTACTAATACGATCTACTTCTATATCAGTGCTTGTGTTATTTTCTGTAAAAACTACCGCTTCTAAAACATCAATAACATCTGTTCCTAATGTATAACTAGTTGTATCAGCTGTTAAAGTTTGAGTTCTAAGTTCTACGGTCCAAAGATTAATACCTCTATTAGACCATTCAGCTAACATTATATTTAAAGATCTTCTAGCCGTTTTTAAATCATATCCTGAACGTGAGTTTAAACCACATCTTTCAAAAGACTCTTCTATTACCTCATCAACATCTAAATCAAATGCATTTGTTCCTGAAGTAGCCATTATTTACCTACTTTTTTCATTGCTTTTTTATGAGCTTTTGAAAAAGGCTTACCTTTTTTCATATCTTTTTTCATAGAGGACATATGCTTTTTAGAATGTTTTTTAGAATGTTTTTTTAAAGTTTTCTTTTGACCTTTAGATATTTGTTGAGGCATAGAAGATCTCCTAATCATTATTAATAGATTTTCTGAAATTCAGCTATGATTGTGTACATATTTCCTGAATCAGCAGCCCCTGGTACTACAAGATTAACATCACTTTCATTGGTATTATTAGATTTATCAGCAGGTATTCCACCAAACTCTCTAAAATCCCAATATCCAGTTCCTGTTAAACCTATTACAGGAATATCTCCATCATCATCTTCTTCATCTAAACGAGCATAAGAGTCTCCTCCGTCTCCGCCTTGACATGAAAACCAAACTCTAAGTAATCCTAGATGTGCTACAGCAGTTCCGTCTTGTCTAGCAGTTAATGCTGATACATCACCAAAGACTGTAGTAGAACCTGTTCCGTCTGATTGATTAACTATTTTGATTACGACGCGATTGTCGTTTTGTTGTAAGATTGTTGGTCCTGTTACTGTGTCTGCCATTTGTTTCCCTCCTTAATTAAGAAACAGTGTGGGCCGAAGCCCACACTTTAGTTAATGTTATTGATCTGCAAATGCAGGTACGTCTGCACCTTCTTGGTAACCCCAAATATAGTAATTTGTACTATCTTTAGCTAAAATATTAATTTCAAACAAACCAAAGTCTGTAAGAGTTAAGCTTGAGTTAGAGTCTCCATCTGAATAAACAGATACGTTGTCAGCATTTGAATCTAAGTGAACAATACCGCCAATGAAAAAATTAGTATTACCAGGTGTTATTATAATTAAATTTTCTGCTTCTTCTGCAGCTCCACCGTAAATTAATTTGTAAGATTGACCTGCAACCGGGGCAGGTAAAGTAATTGTTCTATTAGCTGCAAGTGCAGGAACTACAAGAGTTCTTCCACTGTGAGTTGCTGCATCAAGAGTTTTGTTTTCATCGCCTAGTGCTACAGGTGCATCACCCATAGTTATAATTTCAGTAATCACTCCTGTAGAAGTGTTTTTACTAACTGTTTTAATTGTGCTTTCAGATCTAACTGGACCTGAAAAAGTTGAATTAGCCATTTTTATTTACCTCGTAGTTATTTATATACTGTCTCTACGTCGTCTGCTAGGTCAGTCAGTATATTAGTTTTCCTAGTTTTGTATGGGGGCCGAAGCCCCCATATTAAAGTTTATTATGCTCCAGGGGAACCGAAAATACCTCTAAAGTCTGAGAATCCAAATGAATATCTCTCTCTAGCTTTGTATTTCACGTTGCCTGTTTCAAAGTCGCCTTCCATTTTAGTTTGGATGGCTGCTCTTTGAAAGTGCTTTAACCCGTTAGGTGCATCAGTCTTGATAAAGAACGCGTCTGTATCAGTTAAGTAGTTATTCACTACGTAACCTTGTGGAATCATTCCCATGCTTCCAACTGCGTTGATATCGTTATCTGAAGTTCCTACTCTTTGATTAGACTTCATAAGTCTTTCAGCAGTGAATTGAAGATTAACTGGAATAATTAATTTACTACCGTTAAGAGCGACTTTTAAGCCTCTGTCATCAGTAATTCCAGCAATGTCAATTAATGCTTGCTCAAGAGATGTCTCGTTAAGATCAGCTGCAGTAGCTAACTCATTCGATACAGTTCCGCCAGTTGTAGGGTGGTCAGTAGCACAAAGCTCCTTACCATCACCACCTGTAAAGCTGCTGTTAAACGCATTGTTTAATACGTTAGCTGCTTTAACTTGCTTGGCGTTACTCATTGAACGGGCTAGTGCCTTAGTGTAACGAGAACTGATTTTGTCATAAAGGTTATCCTCTACGGCTTCCTCAGTAATTGCAAAAGCTAATGCTACAGTTTCGTGTGTATAGCGAGCAGTGAAAGACTCAGTAGCGTCATCAAAATTAACTGATCCGCCTTCTGGTTTTACCTGTGCTGAACCGAAACCGGAAAGCATTACTTCTTCTTCAAATGCACGATCAGAAGTTTCTGTATCAAAAATTTCTGTGTGCTGGTTTTCATATCGGTCATACTCTAACCCAAACAAAGCGTTAAGGCCTGGTTCAAGTTCTTTGACCAATTGTGATCTAGATATTGCCATGTTATTCTCCTATTACGCTAATGCTGTGGTTAATAAATAAGAATGCTCACCAGTGTTAGGTATAACGTAAACGTTAGCGTTTGCGGCCCCTGTATCACTGTTGCTTGGATCCTTAGAAATACCAATTTGTTTAAATTGTCCAGATGTTGTTACTGAAGAAGTATCTAACTCTTGAGTTGATCTGCCAGAAAGGTTACTTCCACCTGTATTGACTAGGTCAAAACCACCAAAGTTCATAGCCTCTGTACCAGTTCCATCATGTTGAACTTCGAAGACGATTCTTGGATCGTCGTACACAAATGCAACAATATCAGAAGCATTTGTGCTTGCTGGATAATGATTGCTAAATGTTGGTTTACCAGTAGTAGGGTGTGTGAAAAAACATCCACCAAAAATACCTAAAATTACGTTACCTGCTGCTGCGGCTTCAATACCACCAGCAGTCACGGCAAGAACAGCTTGACCTTGATAGATCGATGTGCCGTAATTCGCTGCAATCTTGTATTCGTTTGTTCTTATTTCCCCACCACTAAGATGTCTTACCGGTTTAAAACCGAAAGCTGCGTCTTTATTTGCCATCTTGTTATGTCTCCATTTATATAGTTAGTCCGATGGCAGAAAAAATTTAATCGTCTTTTCTGTTACCACCGAAGGTTACACGACTTTGCCTTTCAGGTTTACTGATTGGCATACTAGGGTGTTGTTCCCTTAAAAGATCGTTTTCTAAAGCTGCTTCCTTATCTCGTGTTTGTTGTTCGAAATAAGCTTTACGCTCTGCTACGATTTCTTCTGGAATCTTAGCTAGTATTAAACCACCAACTCCTATTACACCTTTATATTTGCCTTCCTGTATAGTTGGATATGAATCTGAATGAGCATCTGCTCTTACAAGTTCAAAGCCTTCTCTTAATCGAGCAGAAAGATTTTTGTTATCTTCTTGCCCTAAAGTTTCGGCTCTTATCCATCTGTGTTTATACCCATCTGGTGCAGGCGGTGCATCAAGTGATGACGGGGGTGCCCAAGGTTTCCTTCGAGTCGTTTGTTCTCTGGATTGAGCAGCGCGTGGAGTCTTATTGTTTGTTTCTTTTGTTATATCATTCATATGCATTACTCCTTCACGTATTTCGCATATTCTTCTAGTGGCACACCTAATTTTTTTGCTATTGCTACCTGAGAGGGTGTGAGTCTAACAGTTTTGCGTCCAGTTCTTGAGGTCCTAGTAGCGGATGCAACAGTCTGAACGGGTTTGTTGCTTCCCTGGACTTCCCCACCATCGTTAAATTTGTGAGGGAATTCTGTTCTGATGCGTTTATCAACTTCATCATAATACTCGTCTGAAGTAGGATCATATCCTTCTTGTTCGACAAGTTTTTTGTGGATACCGAATGAAGCATAAGTCATTGTTTCATCTTTACCAAACCATTCGTTCTTTTCAGCCCAAGCTTCAGCACGAGGATCTGGTTTCGGTGTCGCTACATTATTTTGTACAGGTTGTTGCACTACTTGTCCAGCGTTATCTGCTTGATCAGCGGTGGCTTTCCTTTGTACTTCAGTAGCTTTAATACGTTCTTCTTCAATTGCTAACTTAGCAAGAAGCTGATTAGCACTTACTTGAGCATCAATATCTCCTTTAGCTACAGCATTTTTTAAATTGTTTTTTGCTGATTCTAATTGAGATTGTACTCTTCCTGTAAACTCATTAACGTATCCGTCATCTAATTCTTTAAATTTACCTTCAAGAGAATCTTTTTCTTCTTTAATCTTTTGAGCAAACTGAACTGCCGCTTGTTCTCTTCGTTCTGCTTCACGAATTTTATAAGTTAAACGATCAATTCTTTTTTTAACTCCATCGCTATATTCTTCTCTTTCGTCTTTTACTTCTTCTTTAGCTTCAATTGTTTCTGATTTTGTTTCTTCAACTTTAGAAACATTTTCTTTATCTTTTAACTCAATATCAACAGAGTCTCCTCCAGTATCTAATTCTACCATAGGGTCTGCCTTATTGGTTTCTATTTGTGTTTGTGGTTGTTGCATGGTAATCCTTCCATGTTAGTGAGTTACTGCTGATAAAATATCTTCCGGACTATTTACTGTCCCTAGTATTTCATCATCATTAAGTATGCGCAATTCTCCTCCATCTATATTAAGACGAGAACCAGCGTATCGGGCAAAAATCACCCAATCTTTTTCTTTGCACCAAGGTCCGTTTGGATATTTAATTTTATCATCATAAGCATCTGGTCCAACAGCCATAACTAAACCTACGTTAGTTGCAATCTGACTATCTTCTACAGTTTTATCTGATAATAAAATACCGCCTTTAGTTTTACTTTTAACTTTGTAAGGTAATACTAAAATACGCCATCCTGTTGGTACGGGTAATTTTGATTTTTCTAAGACTTCTTCTTGTTCGGCTTTTTCTTTCGCACGTCTTTTAGCAACGTGCTCTGGTAGTATTAAGTTAGTCATTTTGCTCCTGTTTCTTTTTTAGCAGGTCCGAGAGTTCCTGTTCTAAGTAGTTTAATGTATCAAGTTGACCTAAATGATTTTGATAATCATTCCAGTCCTTGACTTGATTACTAATTATTATATCAGTAATTTGTTTTTGTCTAGTTCTAATTAAACGAAACATTTTGTCCGCTAAATATATACTATCCATTATTTTTTAAACAGCTTTGCAGCTCCTTGTGCTCCCTTAATACCAAAACTCGCAGAAATAGCGATATACAATAAATTGTGATAATACGATGGTAAATCTTGTAAGGCGAGAAAGCCTTTATGAATATGTTCTTGCCAAGGTGTGAATACTAATACGGCAGGTAAAAGTAAAACTATTAAACTTACCTCGTCTTTCCACGACCCTTTCATTTGGTCTACTGCCGATGCTTCCCAAGCAACTTTACCTGCGATTTGATCTTCTTTTAATTTCTGAGTTGCTTTTATAGTTGTAAGTTTTAATTCTGTCTTAGCTTTTTTAGTTTCTATGTATCCACTGACGGCGTTGCTAGCAACGCCCATCAATGGTTTTAATAAAAGAGATAACATTAACTAAGTATCTTTGATAAGATTACTACAACGACTACAGCAACAACACCGGCTTTAATCCAGTCTGACATACCCCAGTCATTCCATTCTTTAATCCATCCCCAAATATCTTTTAATAGTTTCATTTTACTTACCTTCCTAAACACTGACCATCACAACATTCACACATATCAGTTCCTCCTCTAATGAACAGTTACTCTTGAATATGACACTTCTGCATCATTTGCAAATAATTCTAACATTGTTTTTGTTTCTTTCACACCTAAATTATCCTGATAAATTTTCTTAGCAGCTACAATTAGAGCAGCGCTAAGTAATAAAGGATCTCCTACGTATTGTTCAATAAACTCATCTACTTCATCTAATGCCGATTGTTGTTCAATCATAGTTTTTTTTATCATTTATTTACCTTTTGTTTTTTTACCTGCTTTTTTCTTAAGTGTTTTTTTCTTAGATATAATACCACCGTCAGCATATTTAGATACGGAGGTTCCAGTCTTCATTTGTTTTCTGATGTTACCTGGCGTATCTTCTACCGCAAAGCCTCTACGTGTTTTGTATTTTTGTTTAAGTTTTTTTATTAATGCATTAGATAAACCCATCGTTTTAGCCTCTTTTCCCTGCTAAAGCAGTTTCAGAACGCAACATTGCTATATCTTCTTCACTTTTTAGCTTCTCTTGTTCTGCTTGATCCTTTTGTTCTAGTTTTTCTCCCTCAAAACCTAGCTTTGCAACGTCTAATTGTATTTTTTGCTCTGCTAATTGTCTATTTTGGTCAATTTCTTGTGCTCTTAAGTTAATTTCTTGTTGTTTTAGGTCAATAAGAGGGTCTTCGTCTTTTCTATTCATAAAGTCTTGCTCTTCAGCGACCATATCGTTAGTCATTTCAGTAATTTTATCTGCAATTTCCTTCTCATTCTGCATTTGGAACTGCTGCATTAACTCTGGAGGTAGTTGACCACCGAATTGTGCTGCTTGTTCTTCCATAAGTGGAGCATTCTTTGCTTCAATCTCTTCTCTTGCCATTAATGATATATGTTCTGATATATGAGATTGCAAGACACCCATTGTAGGAGGGTTATTAGCAACTAAAAAGGAACTCATAAACGCTCTGTGAGCATTGATGTGTGCTTCGTGAGCCTGACCAGGAAACGCTTGAAGTTTCATCATCTGTAAAGCCTTAGAATTCTCCATACCTGGATCTTCAGGTTGCGGTTGGGCAGGCCTTTGTAATAATTTATCTACGTCTCTTACTCCTAGTGCATCATACATACGTCTGTAAGCTTCGTACATGTTGTGCATTTCAGGATTAGAAGTTGCCATTTGTAATTGCGTTTGAGCAAGGGTAACTCTTTGAGACATAGAGAATATATTTGGATCTGATACAGGTAAGATATCTACTCTCTCATCAAAGTCCGCTTGTTTAATTGTTCTGTTACCACCTAAAACTGCATAAGGATATTCTTGTGGTAGACTCTCAGCAAAAACTTTTGCTAGTAATTTAAACTCTAACTTTTGTCCGTGGTGTAATCTTTTATGAATAGCATTCATAACTTTTGTACCACGTTCCATGATAGCCATAGTAGTACCAACAGGATTAGCTTGTGAACCTTCGCCCATCTTGTTATCTGCAATAGAAGCAAATCTTCTACCTGCATCTACAACAAATCCTAGTAGAGCAAATAAAGTTTGACTTGGCTCTTTGTAAGGAATCAACATTAAGGATTCACGAATAGCGCCACCTGGTGCATCTACATCTCTAAACTCACCTGGCTGTAAAGGTTGGTCGTCATCTCTAACTCTAAGTCCTCTCGCTTTAAAACCTGCAGGTAAGTTTGATAAAGTACCAGCATCAATAAGCTGTCTAAGCGCAGACGTTGCTGTTCTTGATAGACCACCCAACATGTGAATAAGACCAAAGCCATAAAATCCAAGACCCGGTAAAAATTTATAATGAACAAAGTATTGTATTTTTTTACGAAGAGGATCACCTTCTTTGTAGTTTCTATATATAGCTAAAACTTTGCCAGACCCTTCATCAATGGTTACAACATAAGGAAGTCTAATACCTGTAGGCTCTCCTGTTTTTTGATCTTTATCTTCAAAGCCAATTATGTCTAAGTCACAATGAAATTCTAAAATAGAAATCTCTTCTGCGTTGAGAGGCTTATCGACTCCATCTAATTCGTTGTATTTATCTTGAGCATCGGATACAGAATCATCGTAAGATGTTTGAATATCTATATCTCTATATAGTCCACTGAACTGTTTCTTACGTAACTCATTGCTCATCATCTTCACAACATGCACAAGTCTTTCACAAGAATTTAAATCTGTAGTTCCGTAAGGTACAACAACTTCTTCTGCAGGTACAAATTTAGAAACTGCTCTTCCTCTAACTTCATCGTAATAAACTTTTTTGAAGGCACTTCCGGCTAACGGTAAATGAAATAACATTTGATCTAAATCTTGATCGTACTCTTCCATCTCATAAGAGATTTGATAGTTCATAAATTCTTTAACACGTTGCGATTGTGCTTCTGACTCAGGAGTTATCTCTCCTACAATTTGTGTACGAACAGGTCCTTCTGGTGGTAGTAGTTCTTTGTAAGCTTGCGCTTGAAATTGTGTTACTGTTTCTGCAAGGAGAGGATGAGTGACACCTGATGCGTTGGCAAAAGGTTTTGTTCTATCTTCATATTTAAATCCTAATAAGTCTAATCCATCTGTATAAGTTTTTAACCAATCACTACGAGCATCTTTATCGTGGTCATAGTCACTTGTAAGACTTGATGAGATTTGACTTAGTTCACCGTCTTCTAAAAGTTCTGCAAGGTTAGCGTAGAATGTTTCTTGGTCCGCGGCCTCTGGAGCAGGGTTCACGATCGCCGAACCATCGTCCAGCATCATCGCACCAGCTTCCATCTCAACCCCAGGAAGTTCTATTTGAGATTCGTTACCTGCTTCTATTTCTAATTCTATATCTTCGGTAGGATTGTTTTTTTCTATAGCCATTATCTAA